ATAACCAAATCCAAATCTAAAATTATTAAATCCATAACCTGTTGTCCAATAAGGATCCCAGAAAGGATCATACATATATGGGCTATAGAATGTTTTAATCCTATATGAATAACTTATTTCATAATCATCAAGATAAGTTAATGTGGTGTCATTATCTTCTATTTGCATAATAACGGCAGTACTTTTTGGATCTGTTTTTTTATGTTTTAGAATGATCATATTATCTCCAGGTGTATAATAAATATCATCTGAATAAGCACCAGTAAAAGTAGCACAAGATGCTAATACTAATACTAATACTGAAATTGTAAGTAGTAAAATTTTTAGATATTTCATAATAAAGAAATTATTTTTTCTTTGGTGTTGTTGGTTTTATTGGAGTCCAATGATAATTTGGTTCACTATTATTGTAACCTTTCCAGTAATAAAATGTGTAGTTAAAGTATATTGGCTCATTATAGTAAAAGAATGTCTCACTTGGTTCATTGTATCTTTCTACATCACGATAAGTTGCACATGATAATAATAATATTATAGTAATAAACAAAATTATTTGCTTCATATTAGTATATATTAATATTTAATAATCAGATTTATCTTCTAAATTTCTCAATTTCATACATCGTTCATATTTAATAACATCAACCTCATCAAAGGAATTTCGCATATCTGGATATCTATTTAAATTCCACCATTCCGAGCCGTCATATTCTCCCCTGTCTAACCAAATACCATCTTCGCAATATATTATACCAAATAATTCTTGTCCACCATAACCATTACTATATTCACGATCTAAAAATTTTAATAATTCTTCATATTCGGCTCTAGTGTGTAATGGCTTTAATTTAAATTCATCTTCATCACTACCGAATGAAATATCAGCAGCTATTACGTTGTAGCTATTAGTTACATTCAAAAATTCATCTTTTGCGTTTATCATTCCCATATTAAATTATAGATTATTTTTTTATTTTGTTGTAAAAAATGGCAAAATATGACTTTTTATATTTTATATATAGAATAAAGAAAGTATATGTTATATGAAAATGAAAGAAGGAATAGATTGGATTTTAATGAATTTTCGTTGTCCAAAAGAATTACATGATTATTTGAAAATAAAATCAACTGATAATTATTTATCAATGACAGATTATTTGATACAACTTATATTAAAGGATAAAAATAAAGAAATGAAATGATAATTGATAAAATTGCTGAAATGACTTGGACTTCTAATACTAAAAAATATTATATGGATAAAGGTTACGTTTTTACTAAAATGTATGATAAATTTGAAGTTGGAATAGAAGATTTAAATTTTAATAGTAATTTAAAAGTCAATGTCGAATGTGATATTTGTAATAAGATTAAGAAGTTATCTTATAGAAAATATATTAAGAATATAAGAACAGATGGTTATTATTCTTGCTCTCAGAAATGTTCTCATAATAAAAGTAAAAACACTAAATTGAAAAGATATGCTGATGAAAATTATAATAACCATAATAAGTTTAAAGAAACTATAATGGAAAGATTTGGAGTTGAAAATCCATCTCAAAATAATATTATAAAAAGTAAAAAAAAGGAAACTTGTTTAAAAAATTTTGGTGTAGAATATCCAAGTCAATCAAAAGAGATTCAAGAAATAACTAAAAAGACTTGCTTAGAAAAATACGGATATGAATATCCGTGGTTAAATAATATAATTAAAGAAAAAGTAAATAAAACTATGATGATTAGATATGGTGTTAAATGTGCTACAAAGAATAAAAGTATAATGAATAAAATAATTAAAACTCAAATTGATAGATATGGAGAAATGTGGATAAATCATGTTCCAAGATATAATCCAAATTCTATTATTTATTTAGACTTTATTTCAGAGAAATTAGGCTTACCTATTGAACATGCATTAAATGGTGGTGAGAAAAAATTAATAAAATATTGGATAGATGGATATATATCAGAATATAATATCTGTATAGAATGGGATGAAAAAGAACATAGAGATAATATAGAATATGATAGAGAAAGAGAACAATATTTAATAGATAATAAAGATTGTAAATTTGTTAGAATAGATGAAGAAGAGTTTTTGGAAAACGTAGAAAGTGGAGTTTTAAATTCTGTTTGTAAAATAGAAGAATTAATTAATAAATTAAAGTAGGCTCGGTGGGAATCGAACCCACACAGCACTGATTAAGAGTCAGTTTCAATACCAATTATGATACGAACCCAATTTTGTGACCCCGATGGGACTTGAACCCATAATTTTCTCATTAAAAGTGAGAAGCCTTACCAATTTGGCCACGGAGTCATCGGCAAGGAAGGCTGGGTTTGTCCAACATCACTCAGTTTGTCACCGAGCATTTTTCATTAAACTACTTCCTTATTACGGCTTTTTGCCGTGATTATACCTGATAAATAAATGTTTTTCCGAAGATTCAAAGTCTCTGTCTAAGCTTTTCTGGCAATAAGGCGTGTTATTTACAACACTACATTCATTTATTTGCGGAAATTCAGTATTCGAAACTGACTCAATTTGAGCTACACGCTTTCCAGGCGGTACTGACAACCTTATCAGTTAATTTTCCATGGCGGGAAATTTGGAATCGAACTAATGTATAGTTCTTGCTGTGATTATTCTTTTCAGAATAGTTCTCAACCGACTTGAGATTGTTTCCCGTTTTTGTGTGGATTGGCGGAATCGAACCGCCGTCCTTTCCTATCTCGGTGCTTCAAACCGATGCTAAACCGTCTCAGCTAAATCCACATATTTGTGGAACGGGGTGGACTCGAACCACCATCCCTGGATTTTCAGTCCAGTGCGAACTGACCGTCTGCGCTACCGTTCCATAATTTTTGGGCGAATAATCGGATTTGAACCGACCCTAAAAGAACCACAATCTATCGTGCTAACCACTAACACTATATCCGCCATATTTTTGGGGTGTTAGGTCGGTTTCGATCCGACTACCTCTTGCTTCACAGGCAAGCACTCTCCCTATTGAGCTACAAACACCATATTACCAATTCATTTTTCTACCTTTTTTCCATCCTTTTGATAGATAATCATTTAATTCATCTTTATTTATTCTTATACACTTTTTATCAGTTTCTAAAATAATCCAACATGTGCCAAATTGAGAATTTTTTTCACCTTTTTGTGTTATTGAATTTTTATTACCTATTTTTTTTTTAGTATCTTCTGAATGATTTTTACCTGTCCAATAACACATTAAATCTCCATTTTTATATCTCTCATCTTCCTTATCAATTAAATAAATTTTATCATTTTTATCTTTTACTAAAATTAAACCTTTGTTTATTGCTATTAATTCACCATTTTTTATTCTATTATCATTAATATTTACTTTATAGATATTGCCATCTTTATCTCTATAATTGGCTTTATTTTTAATATGACTTACAAACTCATTATTATTTATATATTTTTCATCGTTCTTATCTACTTTTATCACCTTACCATCAAGTCCTCTTATCATTATTTTATTTTGAAAATAATGACGATAAATATCTAAATTGCTATTGATATGATACCAACTTTTACCACCTATTGTTAAATTATAATACTTTTTAGAATTAACAATTTCTTCGTTAACAAGTTCTTTTTCTTTTTCTAACATTTCTATTTCATTTTCACAGTAGTATAAAATTATTTTGTTGAAATTCTCTATTCCATGTTTTTTTATAGCATTTTTTAAATATTTTCCAGAGCCCATATAATTATCATCTATATTTTCTGTCACATGACAACCAATATATTTTTTACCATTTATATTGTTTGTTATTTCATAAATTATATATTTTTTCATCGTCTTTTTTTACTTATTATAGTATATATAAAATAAAAAGTTCGATATAAGTTCGATGCGGGTGTTGCAGGGAGTCGAACCCTATATAACTGAGTCACAATCAGTCGCATTTTTCCATTTATGCTAACAACACAGCGGAGGTTGTGGGGTTCGAACCCACGCAGCTTTTACACCCTATCAGTTTAGCAAACTGACCTCTTCACCAATTTGAGTAAACCTCCATTTTATTTTTTGCGGAAGATAGAGATTACGATTCCCATACCTCACAGAGTACCTACTGTTTTCGAAACAGTGCTTGGAACCAATCCAAGTTTATCTTCCATAAAAAATAGTGTTCTTTTCTGTAAGTATCCTTTCGGTCTCGACTACACCACCTACTGTGGGGTCTAAGCGAACTACTATTATAAGTCAGAATACAATTTGTGAATTTGAATCACTATAACAAGTTTCAAGTTTGTTTTTTTAACCTTTGTTTTTGCTGTTCGTATTCTTTGCGGAAGCGGTGGGGCTCGAACCCACACATCACGTCTTAGGTGACCTAATAGTTTTCAAGACTATCCTCTTAAACCAATTTGAGTACGCTTCCAAATGAACCTTGCGGAAGTGACAAGAATCGAACTTGCACATCAAACAAATGACTTCACGGGTTTCAAAGCCGCTAACCTCTCACAATGGGCACTTCCTTTTTGCACACTTGTAGGGACTCGAACCCTCAACTACGCTTACGCATTATCGGGTTGGAACCGACTAGTCACGCCAATGAGCAGATGCATTTTTTATTCTTTTTGCAGGTATACTAGGATTCGAACCCAGATCAAAGCGTTTGGAGTGCCTTATGCTAACCGTTGCACCATATACCTATAATGTGCGCTCGGTGGGACTCGAACCCACGTACACTTTTGGATCCCACTTTAAAAGAGTGGTGCCTAGTTCCAACTCGGCCACGAACGCTACACATCAATAAATCTTGTTGATTTATCGTTTTTCTTTATTATCCAATATGTCAATGAACTTTGTGAGGACTGTCGGATTCGAACCGACCTACTTCAGATCTTCAATCTGACGCTTGAACCTACTCAGCTATGACCCCATATAAACAAAAAAAATCCGAACTTTTTAATGGTTCGGATTTTTCTGTTTAACTTAAACTTAGTAATTTTTCTTTACTTTCGAGTAAGGCATAGTTCCGAACCTTGGCTTTGTGACCAAAATTTAAAGGATTTACTATGTTTACTGAATTGTGTCATGATTTCTAAATTTTTATATTGTTATTTATTATTATATACTCTTTTTTTACTTTGTTTAATTTTTTATTATATATAACAGAAAAAATGTCATTTTTTTCTATTTTTGTTTTCAGTTGTGCAATCATATTTCCTATTGCTATACACTAGGCTCCTTCACGAAGGCTTCTACTGATTAACACAACAAAGATAAGGATGTTTTTTGAATAAAAAAATTATTTTGAACTTTTTTTTATAAATTATTCAGTTTCGTACATACTTAGATTAAGATCAGAAGGAGTTAGAATTAAGCGATCACCTTCATAATTCTGATATACAGTTATTTGAGTGCGAATAATTCTTCCTTCCCATAAATTATACTTTTTATAGTGATAACCACTATTTCCGTTGTCAATGTACATTTTTAGTCCTCTGTACATAAAATATCCATAGACTTTTGAGTATTTTCCAGTGTACATCTTATAAATATACACATCTGCTGTGACTGTTTCTGTGTAACCATCTTTTGGTTGACCAGCACAACTAAATAGTCCAAATAATAGGAACAGATAAATAATTTTTTTCATGGTTCTTTTTCTGGTTCTGTTGGTTCATTTAACATAGCGTCCATGATTGCGACAGAATTGTTTATAGTATTTCTCATTATTCCAGCAAAGTCAGCCCAATCTTCAAGATATCCAGATTTCCATTCTGTTTTAGTAGATTCTAATAAAGACTTTTTCAAATTTTGCAGTATCGCCTTTTCTAAAGATGTCATATTATTTTAATTTAATTCGTATAATCCTAATTCATGAACACCAGATTCATCTTCAGTTATAACATCGTGTTCCATAAGAAAAATTTTAACTTCTTTTTCATTTTCAGTGTAAGTGAATCCGAAATATTTTCCTTCTGATGTTGAAATTACTTCAAGATCAGATAAGTTTTCTTTTTTTATTTTGTTGGCTTTCTTGTAAAATTTATTTAGATATTTTAAATCAATGTCCTCAATTTCAAGCCAATCTTGATCTGGTTCTACTTTTTTTAGTCTGTTCTTTAACGCTATTTTATCTTCTTCATCAAGACAATCATTTAGTGTAAAGTTTTTACCATAACTTTTCAATTCTTCAAATTTTGCTAGAATTTTAGCTTTTTTAGTGTCGTAATCGTATTGTTCCATATTTTTATTATACAGTTTTAATTTTTACTTTTGTTGCGACAAAATAAACTTCTTCAGTAGAAGTACTTTCAACAACATAACCAGTCACTTCAACATCAAAATCTTCTTCATCTGAATCTTCTGTTTTTTGAATGCCATATGCTGTATAGACACATTTTGTTAAACCATCAGGTGATATAACACCTTCACTTTGAACTTCTCCACCATTTTGATCCCAAAGTTCATCACCAATTTCTTTTTCAATAAAATCTAGGAAACTTAACCAAATATCAGATGGTTCATCAGAAAAATCTGGAATTAAAAAATATGGATGTCCATCTTGAAAAAACTTTTCATGTTGTTCTTTCTCATTCTTAATGATAGTTAATCCAGTGAGATTTGGTGTGTAAGTAAATTTTTTATTCATAATTTTTTTTTTGGTTTTAATTTAACATATTATCAATATCCATTTCGTCAATAATTTCAACAGAATCAAATTCATTTCTCAATGATTCTACAATTTCATCAAGATCCATATTTGACCATAGTGTTCCTAGATCAAAAACAACTCCATCAATTGTTTCTGTTGTCCATTCATAATCTCTTTGTAGTTTTACAATAGAACTATCTGCTCTATCTTGAATAAGCAGGTAATAAACATCTTCAGTATTAAATTCCATTATTCTTCTGTTTTAAATGAGTTGTCCCAAATTTCTTGATCTGATTTATTTTCTGGTCTATCAATATCACCCATTTCAATGATATTCAAGTCTTCCAGCCTACGAAGTGCAAGTCTAAATCCAGATGCCACAGCATAATTTAGTGCTTTAGCCATTTTTGGAAATCTTCCAGTTTTTTTGTTGGTACTATGAATGATATGTTTCCCATTATACTGATTTCATACCAAGTTCAAGAATGTAATTGTAGAAATTTTTGAGTTTGAAATATACAAAATCCCAAACTTCTTTGACTATGTTTCTTAACATCCAGTTAGTCATACTTATAGGCCACATAAGAAACCATCTTGCCACATTACCGCTAAGTTCACCTTTAAAATTTCTTGTTTCTCCTTCTTGTGTGTCTCCATAATAATCTCTGCCTGAGATTATAGCACCCATTTTATCATTAACTGGCAAATCTTTTATTCTTTTTTTCAATTTTCTACCTTCAACAAATGTTCGAATGACTGATAGAAAAAATCCAATGGCTAAATAAACAGAAATGTTTAATACTGTTAAAAAACCTAAAATTGGTTTTATATCTCCCCAAAAATGATATAAAACTCCAATAACAATCAATGTGAGTGTTGCGATGAAACCATTTTCTTCTGATTCTGCCACAAAACACATGATTAAGAAAACTACTGCTGAAATCCAAAAAAGAATTGAACTTCCAAAAAGTGTAAGAGTGAGTAAACTGCCCATTTGTGTAATTGTTTAATTATTAATATTATTTTTATATAGAAACACAAATATACAAAAAATTTTAATAAAAAAAAATTAAATATATAGTGTATGGAATTTATTACAGTTTTCGAAAATTTTATAAATGAGTATAGAAATAAGGATGTCTATTCATTAGTAAGACCATTATTTAAAAATACACCAGAATATGTATTCAAAGAATTATATTACCCTCATAATGGATATTTTAAAAATTATTTTATTGAATTAATTAATAATGATCAATTAGATGATATAGAAGATGATCTTTCTTATTTTATTGATTTAAAATGGAAAAAAAAGTTAGTGGAAGTTAATATTAATGACTTTTGTGAACACACCAGGGAACTTATGATAAAAAGAGGAATGGGTGAAATTCCATATGATGTACCTAAAGATGAAATGAGAACTAAATTACAAAAGGATATAGCTATAAAAGACTATGGAAAAAATGAGCCTGTTATTATGACTGAAATGGAAGATGGTTATCAATTATATGAAGGTTGGCACAGAGCAATGGCTATTCTATCTTTAGGATCTGATGGAACCACAAATTATGATAATTGGAAAAAAGTTAAATTAAATGCTTGGATTGGACGCTAAACTTATCCTTGCTTTTCACCAAGTATCGTTTGGTTTCCATTGCACTGCCCCGTATCCGGGGTCTTTCCGTCCCGTTGCGTCTTTTTCTGCTAAAGATGGGAACATTTTATAGAAAATTCCCCAAGTTCTTTTTGATCTTGCTTTTTTAGGATATCTTACTTTTGCCATTGGATGTTGATGCTCACCATTACCACTACCAACTTTCACTCCTTTATTATCTCTTGTTTCTTCTGCATTATTCCTTGCAGTTTTAGCTCTTACAGATTCATTTATCTTAATCCTTTCTTCAAGACAAATTTGATAGTATTCATCGTCAGTTAATTCTAATTCAACTGCCAACTTCTTGATTTCAATATATGCTTTATATCTATCAGCACCAAATCCTGTGGTGTGGCAAGAATAGGATTTAATCATTTTGTCCAATCTGGCAACCATACTATCTTTAACAGTATACCAACAGTCATGTTTGTGAACTATTGCTCTTAATTTACCTAACTTTTTTTCAGATTTCTTATCAGTTTTCATGAATTTGAATTTTAATATTTATACAAAAATAGAAATAATTTTTTAGATAACCAAATTATTTCTTATTTATTCATTAAATAGTTTACAACTGTTTTCCAATCTGGAAATTTATAAGAGCCAAATTCAATCCATTCGCCTTCAAATTCTGATTGTTTATCTGTATTTCTATCATCTATAAGATATTCACCTTTTAGAAGTGATTTGTCTCCACACATTATCGTTCTTTTAAGAACATCTAATCCTAAATGATCCCAAACCCATTGTGCTTTCTCTGTGAAGCAATTTACATTCATAAAAGATGGACGTGTTAAAATCCAAACATCATATTTTTCTTCAAGTTTTCTAAAACCTTCAATAGCACCTGGGATTTCTTCTAATTTAAGAAAAAACCCCCATTGTGATTGAGGATATTTCTGTGTTGGATTTTCTGTAAGTGCTTTTAGTGATGCTTTAAAAAAATTACACATGACACCATCAAGATCCACATAAACTAATTCTTTTGTTTTGTTTTTCATATTATTTATTTTTACAGTTATCAAAATGCCATCTTTTAGCACTTGTACTATCTATTAATTTTTCACAATGAGGACATTTTAATATGTCTCTTTTTTTATATTTTAATTTTTTTACACCTTTTAATTTTTTTGATATGTTTGGATTTTTATATCCTTTTATACCTTTATTCCAAGTTGGCATACCTTTCCTTTTTTCACACGGTCCTGTTTTTAATGCGCCAGGTAGCCATCCATCATTTAAAAAAGTTTGAAGATTTTCATTTTCAACTCTTTTATTTTTACCATCTTTATTGATCCATCTTAAACTAATACCTGTCATATTTTTACTGTATTTATTTCTTTCGGCTAAATCAGGTCTTTTTCTACCAGTTGTTGTGGCACCACCTTCACCACCAAATGTCATATTAACTAATGTTCCATTTTTCATATCTCTTCTACCGTAAAAAGAAATTAATTCTATTTCTTTTTCGCATGCTTCTTTCCATAAAATATTATCTAAAACAATTTCATATTCGTAATTGTGTAGATTCACATAGTCTTTCCAAAATTTACTTCTTTTATCTTTAGATTTTGCTCTTTTTTCTGTTTTTCCAATTCCAACGTAAAAAACTTCACCATTATCAATTCTTTTATGTATATAAACTATTGCCATAATCTATATATAAAATCTCATAGTACCAAAAACGAAGATAATATAAATATTTGAAATAAAAAAAATTAATAGTTACTTAATTCTCTATCAGTGTCACGTTTTATGTCTCTTTCTTTAATACTATCAGATTTGTCGTGTAATTTTTTACCTTTTGCAATGAATATTGTAACCTTACAAAAGCCTTGTTTATTAATAAACAGATTTAATGGCACAATTGTAAGACCTTTTTCTTTTATTTTTGCCTGAATTTTTTTTAATTCTCTTTTAGTGAGTAATAATTTTCTTGGTCGTTTAGGCTCATGATTAAATTGATTACCAAATTTATATTCTTGAATATATGCATTTGTTAGAAACAATTCTTTACCAATAAAAGTACAAAAACTATCAATTATTGATGCTTTTCCTTCTCTTATTGACTTTATTTCAGTTCCAACTAATACAATACCACAAGTATATTCATCAAGTAAAAAATACTCATAATTTGCCTTTTTATTCTTTATTATCATTGTTTATCTTTTTAAGTTTTTCTTTTCGTTCTTCTTTTATTGTTCTAATTACACACATTGTTGCAGAATTTCTTCCATGATGGTGATAATAATCTATATCTCTTGTTGGAAACGAATTTTTTACTTTCATTTTCCAATATGATGGATAATCTATAGATGCACTACACATCAAATCATTCATATATGAAGAAAATTCAATAAAATATGCCTTACTAATAGTAGTATCTACTGTTGGACATCTTTTTACTGTGCCATAATCTCCAAATATCTCTTGTAACTTAGTAATCATAATAAAATTCTACCTTTATTTGGAAATACATAATTCTTTTCTATTTCCATAAAAACGTGTTCAACTGTAGGATGACACTTATATAAATTTGGATCTGGATCAACATCTTGCCCTATTGTTTCTATCCTTTCTAAACAAAATGCAACTGGAGGCATAGTTCTATGATTTCCATTGTATCTTATATTATATTTCATATCAGACGCACAGAGTAATTTGCACTCTCCTGAGATATAAGAGTATTTGTATTCTTGAGTACCATTTCTATATGGAGACCTTAATCTGTGATCAATTGAACTCCCCAATTGAATTATATATGTATCAGTTGTGCCAGCTAAATGTAAAATACCAGAATCCATAGTTATGACCATTGATGATTTATTCAAAACATGCCAAGTCTGATGAATATTTATTTTATTTACTAAGTTTAATCCACATTTAATATTTAAATCATATACAGGTTTTTGTATGTGATATGTACCTATTTCACTTGAATCTTTTCCAATTACTACAACAGGAACACCTAAAACATTTAATTTATTTACTAATTCTTGCCATCTTTCTTTTTCCCAACTTCTTGATGGCCAAGTTTTTGATGGATGAATAACTATATAATTTTCTGGCAAATTTTCAATTGGCTTATATGTATCAGGATAAAATTCAATGTTCATTTCTTCTGGAAGTAATTGAAATCCTGAACTTATTGCATGAAGTTGCCTTATGTCTGTTCTTGTGTGTATAAATGTACCAACAGCAAAAGAATGTATTATTTGTTCATCTTCATTAACATCATAGTTGTCTGATAATGTTATGAATGGATAATTTTTTAATAAATCTGGTTGATAAGTAAACACATGAATATTTTGGTTATATACTTCACTAAGCTTTTTTATAGCAGGAATAGAGCATAATGTATCACCTACGCTATTTGAACCTACTACAACTAATATTTTGCTCATATCTAAACTTTTTTTGTTATTGCTTATATAGATATTTAGAGTAAAAGATTATGAAGATTGTGATTTTTTTTATTCGATATAATTAGATAAATTTATAATGAATTTAAATTAAAATTAATTATGACAATATTTGGAAATAAAGAAATAGTTACGAACAAAAAAACTAAAATTAAAAAAGAAAGAGTGGCAAAAGAACCTAAATTGAAATTAGAAAAATCTGCATCTGCAACAGCCTCTGGAAAGAATGGAAAAGATTATCAAGAGTTAATATGGAAATTATTTACAACTACTACATTATTATTTGATCTTACTGGATTAAGAATTGAGAATTTGATAGATATTGATTCTAAAGATCCTACTGTTGAGTTTAATATGATAAGACATAAGTTAGATGATAAATTTCATTTGAATAATAAATTTAATTTTATATCTAGATTTACATCATCATTTAGGGGTGATATACTTTTATTACTTGATGAGTTAAATAAAATAATTTTAGATTTAAAAAATTATTCAGGAATACAGAGTAAGATGAAATTCCCAACTTTTATGATGTCTCAAAAAAATAATTTTATGAAAGGTATAGATTCTAATAATAATTATTTATTATCTAAATTAGATAATGAATTTTATCATGAAGATTTAGTGAAATTTAGAAATATATGTTTTGAAAAAGATAACAATAAATATCAGGAATTAGTTACTAAATATAGCGGTGATGAAAATATTAAAATATGCACAATATCATCAGAAAAATTAATAGAACTTGTATATTTTATGGAAATTGGATATGCCTGGCATTATTTAGAAGGTGTTAAAAGAAAAAAAAGATTTATTTCAAAATCAAAAAATACTTTGGAATATATTGAATTTGATCTGGAAAAATATTTAACAAAAAAAGAGATAGATGTAATTTTTAGAATTGATAAAAAAACACAATATGCTTATATTGAGTTTTTTGAAGGTGATCGTTGTGTTTATATTTCATCTCAAAGAGCAGCAAAAGAAAATTTTATAGGTAATTGCTCTTTTTTAAATAGAAATTATTGTGAAATATTAAATACTGCCAATTTGGAAGATTATATTTGATTAAACAAATATCTAATTTTTAGATAAAAATATAAAAATAATGTTTAAATGAATGCTTGATTTTAATAAGATTTATAACATGGATGTCTTAGAAGGCTTAAGACAACTTCCTGATAATTGTATTGATGCTGGAGTGACTAGTCCACCATACAACAAATTAGGATTGATGAAAGGTAAAAAACAAAAAGGTGGAGACTGGGATGGATATATAACATATGACACATTTGATGATAATATGCCAGAACCAGAATATCAAAAATGGCAAATTGATATTCTTAATGAAATTCAAAGAGTTCTAAAGCCATCTGGTTCATTTTTCTATAATCATAAGAACAGAAGATATGACAAAACTGAATACTCACCTTACGAGTGGGTCAGTAAGAGTAATTTAAATCTATATCAAACTATTGTATGGGATCGTAAAGCAGATGTGAATAATTCTTTATATTTCTTTCAACCTGTATATGAACTGGTATATTGGTTAAGTAAAGATAACAAAAAAGCACCTACTTTTTATAAAAGACAACTTGTGGAACAGAAAAGTATTTGGACAATATCACCAAAAGTAAATATTCCACATCCAGCACCTTTTCCAGAAGAATTGGTTGAACATTGCATATTAGCAACAACAAAAGAAGGTGATGTTGTTCTTGATCCATTTATGGGAGTTGGAACTACAGCTCTCGTTGCCAAGAGATTAAATAGGCTATACCTAGGATTTGATATTTCAGATGAGTATGTTAAAATTGCAGAAACTAATGTGGAAGTTGATAAAATTAGAAAGAAAAATGAAGTAAATCCTAAAGATGAAACTGAAGTTGTAAAAAAACCTAAAAAAGAGAAAATTATAATTAATACTGAAGTAAAAACTGAAGTAAAAGAAGAAATAAAAGAAATTCCAACAGAAGATGATTTTTGGAAATAAAAAATGACTGAAGAATTAGATAAAGATTATATTAGATCAAAAATTCAAGAAATTTTAGATCATACTCACTCAGAATCACAAAAAAGGATTATTAAACCTTATCCTGAGAGATTAAATTTCGCTTGCCCAATTTGTGGTGATTCATCCAAGGTTGCATCAAAAAAACGTGGTAATTTGTATCTTAAAAATATGCAATTTATCTGTTTTAATGAAAGTGGATGCAATAGATCATTTTTAAAGTTATTAAGTACGTTTAATATCCAAATTGATTTACAGAAGAAATTAGACATATATAATTATGTTGATACTCATATCAAATGGGATAAGAAAGAAGATAATTTTGTTATTCAAAAACTTGATAGACTTATAGATATAGACTTTCTTACAGAATATCTTAATACTCATCCTGAAACTCAATTTTCAAATTTTTCTCCAATTAAACAAAAATCTGCGGCTTATCAATATTTAAAGTATGAAAGACTTATAGACAATTTTGAAAATTTGTATGAAGCAGATTTCTCAATTACACCAAAATGGAAAGAAAAGGTAATTGTGATGCTGAATAAGTCTGGTAAGAAAGTATTAGGACTACAGATTCGTAATTTGAAGCCTGGTGAAAAAAGATTGTTTAAGATTTTCAATTTTGAGAAATTACACAATATGTTACATCCAGATGATCTATTGGATGAAATTGAAGCTGTATCTTACAATAAGATATCTAACTTTTATAATATATTAAATGTAAATTGGGATAAACCAGTTACAATATTTGAGGGATATTTGGATAGTATATTTTTTCCTAATTCTATTGGTGCTATTGGTCTTAATTCAATAGATGAAATGGGATTTTTGATGAGTGATGATTTAGATTTACAATTCTTTTTTGATCAGGATCGTGTTGGTGTTAGAAAAGCATCAACAATGTTGGAAAAAGGTCATAAAGTGTTTTTGTGGCAAAAATTGGTTGAAAGATTGATAAGTAATAAGACAGACAAGTATCAGGCTAAGAATTATATGTTAAAGGTTAAGGATTTAAATAAATTGGTTCAGGAGATGAAAAATCCAGATCCTTATACTAAGTTAAAGTTAGATAATTATTTTTCAAATGATCAATTTGATAAATTGTATTTAGATTTTAATTTATATCCTAATAACCAAAAGGATTTTTATCAGAATAACAAAAATTATAAAAAGAAATAATATGGCAACATTTGGTAGTGACTGGAGTTATTCTATAACAGGAGTAAATGATTATGAATATGATTCTTATGAAATTCCTAATCATCCTTTATCAGATGAAGAAGTTTTAGAGAGAATGAATATAGAAGTTATTGAAAAATTTCTTAGGAAAAAGAAACTAGAAAGATTAGAAAAATGTCAAACCCGATAATTTCAACTACATATACTACAAGAGTGCCATGTTGTGAAATATGTGGTGATTGTTTTGCTGATTATTATAATAATTTGGATCCTACTATTCTTTCATTAATAGGTGATAATAATACTTGGCATGTTCTTTGTGCTAAGCATAAAAATGAGTATGATATAAAACTTAATGTGAGATTAAGGAAAGAAAAACTGAATAGGATAAATAATATATATCAGTATGAAAGTACGACCATTTTATGAATTAGCTTGGAAAAATTCTAAAGATAGAGAAAATTATGAAAAACAAGGCAATTTTGATTATGTTACTCCATTTAATATCTGGGGAGTTGATCAAATTACAGGAAAATCAGTAGAAATTCCTAAAAATTCAGAAATTCATATTATAAAGGTAGAAACCAAAGAAAGAAATCCAAATTTTTATATTTTAACAATTGAATTTAATAAAAACACAATGAAAACACAATTAGAAGAAAAACAGTTGTTGAGTTTGGGTTTTACTAAACTTTAATATGCTGATAAGTTCCATCATCTAATTTACCCCATTTCCTACTTTTGAGTATTTCTAGTTTAATTCTACTCGCATCTTCAATGTTTTCATATGTGAAACCAGCTTTGTAAGCAGCTGCAAATAAAGCTAATAAACAATCAGAATATTCAAACAAGTCACCTGGATCAGATAAGATTTCATCTGCTTCTATTTTTAATTTATTTATATGATCTGAACTTGTTGCATCATGAAATACTTCAGTTGAAAATTCACCCATTTCTCTAAATATTTTATTCATCTATATACTCTATTGTTTTAATTACATTTATTTCCATTTCTTCATACCAATCATTAAGAGATTCATAATCATCATCATCAAATTTTGCATTCCAATTTTCTTTGATCCATTTGTGCATAGATTCCTCACTATCAAATATTCCTCTCGTCTCCCATTCATATGCACCTGCACTTTGTAAAACGAACTTTTCTTTTCCTTTTCTCATAAAGATTCTTTTATTTTATTTAATTTGAATTTTCTCTCCCTTTTAATATCTCTTAATATATACTTAATATCTTCTTTATAATTTTCTAATCCTAATACTTTTAAGTCAGAATCATCACATATTCTTACAATTGATAAATAATCTCCAACACTTTTTAATGAAATTATCAAATTAGATCCATCTACAAATATGAAAGGATATTTTTTAGCTCTATTAAATTGTTCAGTTGTCATAATGAAAATATTGAATTTAATACAGACAATCTTTTATTAATAGTTGGTAAACCAATTGGTTCCAAGAATCTATTAACAATTTGTAGTACTGTTAAGTCAAATTGCTCATCATAGTCAATTTTAACACCTTCTTTTTCACAAATTTCATAAGGGTGCATTGATCTCATATAAGCAAAGACATTATTTTTAGGATGGTTACAATAATAATATTTAATTCTACCACCTCTGATGTTATCATACTTTGTTTTATACTCTGAATTCTTATTTAATAAATAATTGTGTAATGCTGCGGCTTTAACACCAAAGTGAGCACCTTTAACTGTTACAACGTCAGTCACATCATCTATAACTTTTGTTGTGTAGTTAGAGCAACTTGTTGTCATAGAAATTTCTTCAATATCTGCCATCATAAACTGTTTTTTAAGATCCTTAACAAGTAATAATATTTTTCTAATGTTTAAGTTATCAGGATTTGCAAATATATACTTTAAGAATTCATAAATATTTTCTCTAACAAATGGTGGAGTAGATGATTTAACAATCTCAACACCTTTTGGATAGAAGTAACTCAAGTTTTCATAGAAAATACCATCTTCATAAACCACATTGTTAATATAGTTCTTTTTCTGTATATGTAATGCAGAACGATTAATTGTTTCAAGTTCAAAGTCATGAATATTCTTAACACCAAATTTAGCGGCATATTCATCAAGATATTGTGTGAATAATTTTTTAACTATTACTCTATCAAGGTGTAAGATAAAATCTAATGTATCACCTTTATAGCCAGCCGATTGTGCCATAGGTGTAAAAGAAATATAAAGAGAGTTATGAACTAATATATTATTGCCAATAAATGTATGTGTTTCGTCATCTACTTCAATATCATAAACATATTCATCTTCAAATTCTCCTATCATTTCACATGATTCTATTTCATCAAAATAGTATTCAATTTCATTTATCATTTTTTAATTCTTTAATTTTTGTTAAAATATCTTGAATTGACATTCCTTTAGTTTCCCAAATAACAATGGTGTCAATATTAAAATCTTTTTTTAAGAGTTCTATTCTTTCTTTATCATCATCCCAAATTTGTTGTGCAGTTTTTTTATCTCCTTTAAATGAAAATGGAATATCATCTGCTTTATATATTTTAGGATTTCCGTGCCAAACATTACCGTAGTATTCTATACAAATTTTTATATCTTCTATATAATAATCTAAAAAAACATATCTACCATTTGATAACATTTTACCAAATTCAAATCCGTCCTTTTTATAATAATATGTTTTATACTTTTTACCTAAAATTAAATCTAATCTATCAAAAACTTCACCTGAAATTTTTGACGGTAAATAAATATTATTATGTATTTTATTTATATACAATTCTTCACCTTTTTCTTTGCCATATTTATTAATAAAATGATCTAATGTCACTTTCTTACTTTTACATAATGCTATCCAATATTCTAATCCATATTTATTTATAACATATTCTTTTGATTTTGTTTCTTTCTGTTTATTGATATATTCGTCCCATATTTTGACTCCGTCTTCTTCACCATGCTTATCAATTAAATTTGATAATGTTATGGATCTACTTTTATTGTAATCATTAAAATTATCTATTGTCCAATTATGAGTTTTATTTTTATATTCAAAACTATTAGTGTATGACTGTTTAGAGACATAAGAATCCCATTTTTCTAATCCATCATTTTCTCCATATTTTTTAATAAAATTATCTTTTGTTACTCTATAATTTTCATCTTTATATTTTTTGCCTATTTCTTTTGGTATATCAAATGCATATTCTGTAATATCATTCATTTTATTAAATACTCGTGATTTATTCATTTCTTGATATTCTGGAAATTCTTTTGTTAAACAATCTTCACATACACTTAAATAATAATCTTTATCATATATTGTTTTTGTTGATAAATAAGATTTTTTTAATGGTACTAAATTATATTCATGGTTAACACTAAATGTTGAATCATAATAATATATTGGGCCATCACAATATTTACATCTTTTATGATTTTTAAAATTGTCTTTTAAAATTTTATCATAACTTTCTTTGGTTTTATTTTTAATAAACCAAGACACCCAAGTTTTATTGTATTGAGAATTATTTTTCCTTTTTGTCATATGGTGATACTTTTATCTCTATTTCATTTTTTTCTAATAGATAATATTTTATCTGTTTTTAAAATTTCGGATGGTTTGAGTTCTAATTTTTTATCGTCTCTAAATACTATCATAGAGTGATCATTTGTAACTATAATTTCTTCACCTGATTTAGTTTTGAGTTTCCATTTTGATTTAGATACTTTATGTCTTATAATCCTTTTAACAGTTGCATAATAAAGTTTTTTATTTTCATCCCAATTTAAAACTTTTTCTTCGCAATTAACAGATTCGTGACCTTTTAATGTTATACCAGCAGAACCAGTATCTATATTTTTTTCATATAAATGTTCTATTGTAAAATCTCCATTATTTGTATTTATAATAGTATTAAAAACCACAGAATCTGTGTCACCATATATAATTATTGGATTTTCCTTATCAATTGGCTGAACATTAGAAAAGTCATGAATATCTCTACGATATAAAATATTATAACCATCAAGTTCTTGTTTATCTTCTTTTAGATCATATTTCATTATATTTAATTTCGTTATTAGTTCTTCAAATGAAGGATGTGGATAATGAATACTTTGACCTTCTCTATTTAGAAGAAAATATTTACCATCTTTTTCAGCAATATATTCAATACCAAGTTTTTGATGTGCTTTAACATCTAAATGCCATTGTGTGTAGAAGTATTTTTCAATTTTCTTTAACATATACTGGATTACATCACGACCCATTGCTGTAATAGCATTTGCGATGTGTGAATTTGATAATACGAATTTTGGATGGGCAAACGCACCATATGTGCCATTAATAACAAGTTTTAGAGCAAGTTGCATTGCTTTTGCTCTATCGTAATCTGCTTGTGTCTCATCTATTTTCTTTTTTAACTCTAATATTTTTTCTCTCTTCTCTGCAGCAGTCATCTATAAAATTTCTTTTCTTTTTATAGATTTTTATTTAGAATAGGTTTAAATAAAAAAGAATTTTTTTTAATATATATGATTATGAAATATATTAAAACATTTGAGGCTAAAAGTTTTAAAAAAGTGAACGATATTGTAAATAGAAATAATTTCGTTGATTATATTATGAAAGTTTATGGTTCAGATGGTACTTGGGGTGAATTTTTTGATCGTAAATTAAATCAAAGCACTGTTGAAAAATATGTAGATAATTTTATTAAAAAAAGAGGCAAAGATTTTGATGGTGATTCTTTCGATAGAGAATTATATAGAGACTTTTTGTTCGTTAAATTGGGTATGTATGATATTAATGAAGTTGAACTTAACGTTAAAAGTTTTTTTACTGCATCTGAACTAAAAGATGCAAATGCGCTACATAAAGCGAATAAATATAATTTATGATTTTTTCTTTTTGTATTTGCTATATAGAAATATACCAAATGGTAATAACAATGTAGATAATAAATATTGCCAATTATTACCTAGAAATTTAGTTATTTTTTGAAAAATTGTATCGTTTGAATATACATAAATAATTCCATCATAAACTTGATAACTTTTAATTTTATCACCATACATAACATCAACAACAAGTGATAATTTATCATTTCCTTTCTTTAATGGTGTCACATCCCAAGTCCATCTTGTATAATCACCAATTTCTAAAAATTGTTCAGCATTTGTCTTAGGTGTAACTATAAAATTGATACCATTTGAAGGATCTATTAATCTAGCCCTCATAACTGGCGCTATTCTAACAGAGTCTGTGTGTAAATTACTTTCTGTGAATGTTTTTACATCTTTTATAATTGTTTTAATGTCAACACCTTTAGAAATTGTCATATTTACTTCATTTATAACTCCAATTATCATAGTATCTTGAACAACATAATTAATATCACCTTTATCAAAACTTGATTGATCTGAACTTATTAGAGTCATGCGTAATGCTCTATTACCAGCAATATTATGTAAATTTCTAACAGTTGTGCCATCTGTATTAGCAATTTTATCTCTTTCAACTCTATATCTTTCAATTTTATCTCTTTCTACATTATAATTTTGATCTGGCTCAGTCATTTTATATATTTTTCTTGTTGCTTCAGGTTTTGGCTCAGGTTTAGGTTCTGGTTTTGGTGATTCAATAGAATCTGATTTTTTTACTGAAGCTTTATTTGTTGATTTACTGGTGCAACAAGAGTACGCTAAAATGACTAAGATGATAATTAATATTTTTTTCATGTTATATGTTATATTTTTTATTTGTTAAAATTTGTTTTAATTCTTCTCTATTATTAGACCAATATCTAATATCATGTTTATAAAATATCTCATGTATTACTCTATTATCTGGTAGTCTTAATTTAACACTATAAAATTCAAATGTCAAATTGTATATTTCTCCAATAATTAGAATATTATTGTATTTTTTAGTTTTTAAATTTATTATAACATAATCACCAATTTTTGGCTCACCATCATTTACACTTTCAAATAATTTGAATTTTGTTATCATACATTATATATAAAATTCAAATTTTGAGAATTTAAAAATAATATATACAACATATGGAAAATTCAGGCATTATTAAGCAAGCAAAGTCAGATATATTTAAGGTGATGCATCCTATCATCACTTTTTATATAAATAAAGGTGCTAAACCAGCATCACTTAGAAAATATTACAAGAATAATAAGAGATTTTCTGATCTTTTAAGTGACATAAATAACAAAGGTATTAATCTTGTTAAAGATGAAAAAGAATATGAGAAATTAGTAAGAGAAATTTTAAGTGATATTTTAAATGATTTTATTGCTAAGGATAAAGATAAAGAATATAAAACTAAACAAGATTCAAAGATGAAACATATTAAAGAGTTTAATTCCTATAATGAGAGTTTTATGGGTATCACACAATTTTTAGTTGGTGCATATTTAATTTATAAATTTTTAATGTCTCTATTAAAAAATCAAGTTGATAAATTAAAGAACGAAAGAGATAGAAAATCAATAGAAAATTTATTAATAGGATTAAAAGCTATGGTAGCAAACGATAAAAAAGTTACAGTTGTAGAATTTGCTGATAGATTTTTTATGAAATTACCTGGACTTGATGTTAGATTATTAAAAAATGAAAAGCAAATACTTATTTTTAGTTCAGACTATAATAATGAGGTTAGAATTTCATTAAATGATGATGAATATTCCAATATTTTGAAAATAATTAATAAATGATGAAGCATATTAAAGAATTCCACAGTTTTGCAGAATTTGCTACATATTTTTGTTCTGGCCTTGCTATATGGGGATTTATTGATACTTTTTTAAGATTGAAGATAAAAAGTATTATGAAAAAAAGTGATGAGAACACTAAAAATATTATTGATCACTTTTTATATGGACTACATAATTCAAAAAATATAGAATTTTATGAAAAAGAAGGTGGTATTTATACCACAGTTAATATTGAAGGTACTGATTTTGGTGTAGAATTATTAAAAAATGAAAAAAAATTAATTATAGATAGTGAAGATATTCTTGATTTACATATTCAATTAGATGATAATGAATATGCTAATTTCTTAAAAATAATAAAAAGATAATGAATGAGATATTAAATATTACAAAATTTACAGAATGGACACCATTAAAAGAATTTCAAATTCCTAATGTTAAGTTAGATGAATTTTTTTATAATATTAAATTGGCAGGACCAAAATATACTAAAATACTTGTAGAATATTACAAAAGTTACGAACAATATATTGATTTAACTGATAAAAAGAAACATCAATATAAAATTAATGATTTATCAGGTGATATTCTTGGCACAGAAAGAGTTGTATTCAAATCATTTATTTTTGATAAAGAAGATATTGAAAATATTAGAGAAAATTTAGTAACATATGCATTATCAGAATTTTATCATGATATTCCTGATTCATTAAATATATTTGGAATAATGGTGAAGCCGTTAACTTATATTAATAAAGATGCTGTTAAGTTTACGTTTCAACAGACTATAACTTTTGATACAACATTGAATGTTATTTCAACATTAGGTGAGATGACATATGAAAATGAATATAATGGATATTATATTTGGTCAGATAAAAAGAATAAGTTGACAACATAATGGGTGTTATAAAAACGAAAAAGCAATTTGAGTTGATGAAATCTGAGATGATTAAAAAGATCGATGATTTTATGAAAAATTTTAATGATTTTAGTCGTTCAATATCACCAGATGACTGGAGATCAGTGGGAAAATATCATTCTGAGTTAAAAAAATTTAAAGAAGATATTCCATATTATAATCCAATAACAAAGAAAGATTTAGAACAAGAATGGGTTAGATATGAAGTTATGACTGAAGAAGAAAAAGAAATTTATAAAACATCAAAAAAAATGAACATATGAAATTAAAGAAATTTGAAAAATATATAGTTGACCTAGAAGGAGGTGATGATATTTCTTTGGAATATGCTAAATTGATTATATCAACGTTTATAGACAATTCAAATAAAGAATCATTAGAATCTGTATATGCTGATATTATTAAAGGTGATGATTTAGAAGAGACACAAGAAGCTATGATACAAGAAAGTATAACTTTTTTACTTAAAAATTGGTATATAGCCTCCAAAAGTATTAGAAAAGTTGTAGAAATAGATAAAGATAAATTTAATATATGAAACATTTAAGAGAATATAACAATTGGGTTAGTGATGTTACAGATAATATTACTGTTAATTATGGAGATGAAAAACCAAAATTATCTGATATTGTTATTGATGTAATAAAATTTATTGAAGATAATTATGATAAAATTGATGGAGATATAAATAGTACCAGAGAATCACAAGTAGGTTTTGAAGATGGTCTGGAATTAAAAGATATAAGCATTGGAATTGAAAAAACGGAAAATCGTAAAATTCCATATTTACATTTTATGTATAATGATAGTAGAGATATGTCTAGGGGATATAGACTTGATATCACAAATTATGATTATGATTATTTAAAAGATTATTTTTATAAAATTTTTATAGTATTTAGAAAAAAGCAACAGGACAAAGAAAAAGAAAGATATAAGAACGAATTACAGAAAATTGAAGATAAAAAAATTAAAGATTTATCAAAAAAAATGAATATATGAAACACTTAAACGAATGGTCTTTTAATAATTTAGTTAAACCATATTATCCACCGAAAGATACTGATGTATCAAATGATTATTCTGGTGTAATAGTAGATAAAAAAATATCAGATAAAATAGGTATTATTTATGTGAAAATTGAGAATTATGGAGTAGAAGAATTTGAAGTTAGTTTAGATAAGTACAATAAGTATAAAATTGGACAAACTATTGACGTTTCAATTGAGGAAAGTTTAGATACTAATAAATCTAAAATTTATTTAGCTGGAGGCTGGGGAAAATTTAGAAGTATTGTCATGAATGATACTGACGCTGAATGGCTTAATCCAGAAACTATGACTGATAGAACAAATTGGTTTGACTTGGAAGTTGAAGCTGTTAGAAATTCTGATGGTATGATTGCTTGGTTCGAAAAAGGTAATCCATCTGGATTTGGAATGACATATGAAATGGGTATAGCATATGGACTTGATATTCCTTACTTATTAATTTGTGAAGATTTAGATATGCTAAAATACAAATTTGGAATGCAATCATTGGGCGCAGAAAAAACTTTTACTAGTTGGGATGATGCTTTAGAATATATAAATGAAACAAATTGGTTAAATATAAAAAAATAAACAAAGGTAAATGATAGAAAAAGATATACAAATAAAGGAGTTATATGATTTGAAACATATGAACGATAATATTGAGAGTGGCTTTGATTATGAAGAAGGTTTGCTTAGAACATCTTTTTCTAATGTCATGTTTAAAAATAAGATGACAAATGATTTTCTAAATAAAATAAAATCTCTTTTAATATATACAATAGAATCAAATTTAGTTGCAAGAAACTGGTTTAATTATACAGTACATAAATACTATAATAAACATAATAATTGATGAAAATTAAAAGATATAATGAGATTTATACTTCAACTAGCACTATTTCTAATGTTGATGATTATTTTGATAAAAGTTTATCATCTAAGAAAGAGTCTGATGAGGATATGAAAGAATTGATAGATGAAATTAAAAATAATTTTAATTCAGAAAGATTTCATGCAGACCCTCTTAATAAATATTGGGAATATAATATTCCAATAGAAGAAGAAATTTTAAATGGCACTGGTAGTTACACAAAAAATATTTCTATAAAACTTCGTTTTGATAAAAGTTTAAGTGTTAATTATTTTAATATTGATACATCATTAGTTTCTGATAAATATTTGAATGAATTGGAAAGGATTTTTAAAGATGCAGAAAAGGAAAAACTTATTGCTAAAAATTTATCAAATTTTGATAAAGTATTACCATCTCGTATAAAAATGCGTAGTGATGTAAAAAAATTAAACTTATAATGAAAATAAAATTATTTGAAAATTTTGATAAAATAGATTTAGATATAACTTATGAACTTTGGACTTTAGATAAAAATGGTGATGAAGTTTCAACTCAGTTAAATGCAGATGGTGAATATAACCCAAATGATTTAACTGAAATTGTTGAACTTTTTGAGAAACATGAGACTTATGATTTAAATTTATCTATAAGAAAAATAACCAAGGAATATATTACACCTGAGATTATTGAAAGAGTAAAAATGGAAATAGAAACAAAAAAATATAATGTATAATATGAGAAAACTTATTACAAATTATGAGAGATTTATAAATGAAAATATTGAAGCACCAGATGATGTATTAGAAATATTAGATTTATTGAAAGATACATCAATAGAAGATATAGTTAAATTGAGAGATTCATTAGGTGATCTAATTGAAAACAGTGAAAGTTTAAAAGAAGGATTTTTAGGTGATATTATTGATAAATTGAGAATGAAATTTCAAAAAACTATTGATGATAGAATATGGAAATATCTTATTAACAGGAAAAAGAAATTTTATATGGGCTTGATTAATAATTTGAATCTTTTTGATCTAACATCTCTTGATGATGTATTTAAAAACCATCCAGGCTTTGAACTTGAAACTTTATATTTAGCTGGTGGTATGGATAAGGCTCCAGATGTTGGTGCTGGATGGAGAATTATAGTTGAAAATGAATTTGAAAAATATCCAGGAAAAAGCACTGGTTTGCCAGAAATTAGCTTAAAAGAATTTGGTGAGGTTGAACCAAAAAGAGTTGTTGAAGGTGAATATTTAGATTTATTTATAGAACATCCAGAAGAAGCTATGAAATTATATGATAGACCAATGATTCTTAATCCAGGCAGAAAAGAAGTTGATAGAACCAAAGATGTTGATTTTGAAAAAGGAATAAGAACATATAAAACTTTTGATCAAGAAACTGAACCAGAAGAATATGAACCAACAATGTCAAATATTAGAAAAACCATGACAAATAGTATTGAGGTCGGAGATGAGCATTTGGTTAGATTAACTGATGCTATATTTTTAGGATTGAACACAGCGGCGGCTGCAGGTACTTATGGTGAATTACAAACTCAAAGTTTTATGAATAAACCTATATTTGTTTGGATGACAGATAAGAATTGGAAATTTTCTGATTTTTCTATGTGGACATTCCCACATTTTTCTAAATTGGCAAGAAATGAAGAAGAAATGAAAGTGTTAGTCAACACTATTATTAATTATACTAAATAATTTTACTTTTCTTTCTTTTTTAATATCTTTATACTTAAAAATCACATCACCAGGTGTGATTTTTTTATCGTAATACACTCTTACTTTTTTGTCATTAATTTTAACTTCACCTACATAATTTTCTGAAACATTATCAATAACCAACATTTCTGCATCATATAGGAAATCTATATTGTTTATATTTTTGGGATTTATATAAATAAAATCAAAATTATATTTTTCAAATAGTGTTTTAAGATAGTTCATCATTTGAAATTTTAATGATTTTTTCTTTCCTTTCCTCTTTTATGTCAAAGAGTTCATATTTATCAGAAACAAAGAGAGTCTCATCAATTTTTTCACCTTTATCATTTACTAAATCAAATCCACGATAACTGCTACCATAAACTGTGAATATTTCACCTGCTTTATATGTTCTGGAGAACATTTCTATATCTTTTGTTAGTTTTACTTTACTACCAATTTTGATCTGTTTCATTGTTCATAGTTTCTTGTTCACCATTATCAAATGGTGTGTCTTCTTCAAATGATTCTTGCTCACCGTTATCAAAAAATTCTATCATTTTTTAACTGGTTTAATCATCATTGACATTCTTTTACCTTCTAATTTTGGCAAATATTCAGGTATGCCTAACCCTTTTAATTCTTCAGAGAATCTTAATAAGATAATTTCTCCATGTTCTTTATATGTAATTTCACGTCCCTTAAAGAAAACTGAAACTAGAACTTTATCATTATTTACTAAGAAACTTTTAGCATGATTTAATTTGAAATTGAAGTCATGATCATCAGTATTTGGCGTCATTCTAATTTCTTTAACTTCAACTTGATTTTGCTTTTGTTTTTTCTGCTGTTCTTTTTCCTTTTTCTTTTTATCGTAAAGAAATTTTCCATAATCAATTACTTTACAAATACTTACATCATTTGCAGTTGAGATTTCTACTAAATCTAATTCCATTTCTCTAGCAATTCTTAATGCAGTTCGGATTTCATAAACACCTGGTTCGATGTTATCACCTACGAGTCTCACGTTAGGTACTCTAATTAAATTGTTGATTCGGTTTTGCGCTTCGTCTTTTTTCTTCATATTTTTAAATGTAAGTTATATATTAAAATACATATGGTTTGTTTATCTATTTCCAAAAATAAATCTTTGTTTTTTATATATAGCTTTATGAAATATTTGAAGACTTTTGAAAAATATGAATATACTGGTTATGAAGGTATGTTATTTATTAATATTCCATCAACTAATTATTTTAAAAGTGACATAAAGTTTCAAATTATTTTTGTTGATACAATCATACCAGATACAGTAAAAATAAAAGGTCAAGATACGATTCAATTTAACCAATCTAATGGTGAGGAATGTTATGTATATATGACTACTTGGGATCAATACTATAATGAGGATGATTTTAAAAGAATTAAATTTATGACAACAGAACAATTTTATAAAGAATATAAGCCTTCATATATAAGAATATTAGATGATTTGTTAGATGAAATTGATAAAATAGACAATAAACAAAAGGGTAGTAGGCGTTCTGAAAAATTAAATAAATTAGTAGAAAGATTAACAATACCAGAAGTTGATCATATAATAAATTCAAGAAAATTCAATATATGATAAAAAGATTTGAAAATTTTATGTCAGATACTCAAATTAAGAATAAGTTTATAACTTGTATTTATTCTAATCTACACGGAACACAATTTGGTGGAAGAAATGATAGAGAAGAACATTATAAATATAGTCTATTGTCATTATTAAAGATGACTGATGCTGATTTTGTGTGTTATACATCAAGTTTAGAATATGAAAATCTATGTGATTTTTTTTATAAGAAAAATAATGTTAATGAGAATCAATTAAAGATCAAAATATTTGATTTAGAGAATAATGATTTCAAAGATTTGATAAATAAATATAAAGATATAAATGATATAAAAAAATCACAAAGATGCTTTGAAATACAATATATGAAGTTCATCTGGCCTACTTTAGAAGATATGACATATGATTATTATTTCTGGATTGATGCTGGATTAAGTTTTGATGGTTTAATTCCAAAAAAACATCTAAATACTGATAATAATAATTCAATTGGCTTTAATTCACCATTATTTAACAATAATTTCTTAAAAAACTTAATAAAAAGGTGTGATGATAAATGTATAGTTATAACTAAGGAAAATTCTAAGTTTTTCTATGCAAATACAGTAGATCCTAAACACTATAAAAGTTATGATTCATCAAGGCATGTTGTTGCTGGTTTATTTGGTGGAAAAAGAGAAATAATGAATGAAATTATTAAAATATTTAGGCAATATATAGATAAGATAACAAATGAAGATAAGACTTTATATTATGAAGAAGCAATTATGTCATTAATGAATTATAATAGCCCTGAATTATTTGTTAGTTTGGATTTTGACACTTGGTATCATGAAGATACTGTTTCATATCTAAATAGAATTAAACAACATAGTAAATTTGATAATAATTTACTTGATCAGTTAAAAAATAGTAAGAGTTTTCATCAAATAATAGAAGAATTACAATGATAAAAACATTTGAAAGTTGGTTAAGAAAAGATCCTCCAAAATTTAAAAAGGGAGATGTTGTATATGCTATTAATATAGATGGAACAAGTCTTAAAAAAGACACACCTTATATTGTGGATATTGTAGGGACCGAGAATCTTGGCGACCGATATTTGATTACTATTACATCAGGAATTATACCTAGACCATATAATGATAGCAGATTTATATCAAAATTAGAATATGATTCAAATAAATTCAACATATGAAATATATTAAAACATACGAGTATAGACAATTAGCTGACAAAATATATTTTAATACTGATAAATTAAATCAGAATGATAGAAATATTATATATGATAGAATAACTCAAGGTGATAATACAACTAAAATAATATCAGATATGTATTTTAGACATAAAGATGATTGGAATATAAAAGATGTTATAAAAAATTTAAAAGATATTCATAACCAGTTACTTAATTATAATAAAAATGTCATTCCAATTAAAGATTTTGATATGTTAAACAAAGATGATAATGATTATTATTATAGTTTTATTAATAGAGGAAAAATTTTAGATAGACTTAAAGAATTACCATCTGTTGCAATTCGTAACATGAAAGAAGATATTAGAAAGCCTAGAGATAGTAAAGAACTTGATGATTATAGACATAGTATTGAATATTTTTCAGCACAATATTCTCAATTGTATAATCGTGATGAAAAATTTAGAAAAAAAATACATGACAAAATGTTTAAGTCTAATATAACATTAGAAGATTTATTAAGATTTGCACATCAGAAAGAAAATTTATTGGGTGGCGTTGAATATAGTAAAGATGATGTTATTAAGATGGTAGATGATTCTTATGTAGATATGACTATTATTTATGATGAAAATGATGTTCTTGTAGTAAAAGTTGAGTCCGCAGAAGCAATAAAAAATATAGGCTGTAATTCATTTTGGTGCTTTACTTATGGACAGGATAATTATAGAAGTTGGAGTAATTTTTGTTATCATGGAATGGTGTATGTTATTATAAATTTCAAATTACCTTCAGATGATCCAGAATTTATGTATATACTTATTAAACCATTAGAAAAACAAAGTTTTTATAAAAAAGAAGAAAATGATTATAAAATTCCATTGTTTAATATGGCTAATGAAAATTATTTTGACCCATATCCAATTTTAACTGATTTGGTTGGTAAAAAGAATATTAAAAAAATATTTACTTTTGAATGAAGTATATAAAAACATACGAAAATTTAGAAATTGAACCAAAAGTTGGAGATTATGTCATATGTGATGATTCTAGAGCCAAAGATCATATTATATTGAGAGATTTTATAAATAACAATATAGGTAGATTAAATCATATTGATAAAGAAGATCCTATGCCATATGATATAGAGTATAAAAATATACCATATGAGTTATCAAGTTTTTATTTCGGATTTAATGGTAGAAAGAATAATAGAATAATGAATAGAACAGAAATAATATATTTTTCTAAAAGTAAAGAAGATGTAGAACAATATCTACAAAATAAAAAATTCAATTTATGAGATATCTAAAATATTTTGAATCTTTATATAAACCAAAAGTTGGGGATTATGTTGTTGCTGATAAACTATATTTAGCGGGTCATTTTAAAAATTTTGAAGATTTTGTTGAAAATAATGTTGGTATAGTAACATATATTAGTAAAGATCCAATATTCTACCAAATTGAATATTATGATGTACCACAAGATTTAAAAAGTAAATTTTCATATAATGGAAATGAATATAAAACTAATATTTATGATATAGATGATTCAAGGAAAAAAATAAGATTAGCAACACCAGAAGAAATAGAAGAATTTGAAGCAAAAAGAAGAATGAATAAATTTAATCTATGAAATATTTAAAAACATACGAAAATTTTGATTTTGAATTAGCTGTAGGTGATTATGTTCTTGTAAATTATGATGAAGATGATATGGAACAAGAACTTAAAGATTATCTAAAAAACAATATTGCACAAGTTAGATATGGTAACAATTTAGATGATGAATGGATAACTGTAAATTATAAAGATACACCAAGTGATTATTTAATAAAACATTATTTTACAAATAGAGATAATTATGAAATAAAATATAATTTGTATCCAAGAGTTATTAATCAATATTATATAGTTGCAGCTTCAAAAGATAAAGAAAACTTAAAACAAATAGTATTAAATAGAAAATATAACTTATGAAAATAAAAAAATTTAACGAAAAATTAGAACCACTAGATTCAATATTTAAAATATTTGCTAGTGTAGAAGAAAATATACCACCATTGGAGTATTCTGGTAGTTATAAAACTTATAATAAAGCATATAAAGAAATTTTAGATTGGATAGATAATGGATTACGTGATAAGAAAGTTTATGATGCATATATTGTAAAAGTAACAAAAGAAATACTTAATAATGACGACATTAAAGCAAGAATAGATTCAAAAAAATATAACATATGATAAAAAAATTTGACAATTTTAGAAAAAAAAATACTGAAATTCTCAATTTGAGAATTGATAATTCAATACAAATATATCCTTCAGTTAGACATTTTTCTTCTTATGATTCAGCAATTTCTATGCTAGAACACGGATTTTTAATGAGTAGAAATGAATTAAAAAATCATATAGATAAATTAGATGAAGATTTAGTTAAACACAAAGGATTGAATTCAGATGATGCTTGGTGGAATGAAAGAGCAGAATTGGATCTTAATAATTTTGGTACAGAAGATTTGATATTTTGTACAGCAGATTGGTACAACAATTCTAAATATGAAACTGGACACGGACCTTGTATGATTTATTTTAAACCATCTATTTTTGAAGATTTTAGAGTAACGTTAACATTAAAAGATAGTTTAGAAGAAAATATTAGAATTTATAATTCTAAAGAAATATCAAAAATTTATTCTGCTATAATAAAAGAAAGCAATGAGTATATAAAAGAATCTGAATACATATTAAACAACATAGATCATAAGAATCCTGAAAAAATTCATAATACTAGTAGAGGTAGAATGTTTATTGAATCTAGATTTTACGATAGATATGCTGAGATTCAAATACATACAAATAAATTACCAATTAAATATATACAGGAAATAAGATTTACTGACAATTATTTACATGAAAAGAAAACTGATAAAAAGAATAAAGATAAGTTAATTTCAATGTGTCAGGATAAAAAAATTAAAATAAACTAATAATTGCTTTAATCCCATTATCATTTATTTCTCTTGTGCCAATTCCAGCAAATTTTTCAGTTAATTTAGGTGTTTCCTCATACACTTCAAATCTATCTGATTCGTAATCATAATAATACCACTGATTATCATTTTGTTCAAATAAATATATTGGTTTTTTAAGATCAACTGCAACTTGTACCGCCCAGCCTGTTCCACCCATTACCGTATTTTCTGTTTGCATCTTACCTATTGCGAAAATTGTATCAGAACTTTTAACTTGATAATAATCCCTACTGATTAGATTTTTAATATATGTAGAAATGTTATAGATATTTCTATTTAATTTTTTGTTGGCTATTTCTATGTGTTTAAAGCCTTCTTTTAGTTGATTTGGTGATAAAATAACAACATTTGATGACTTAGTATTATGACCATCAAAAGAGTAATCTATGACCTTAAAATTATGTTTTAAGGTTTCGGTTGAAAATATGTAGTCTGAACCAGATGCGCCTCCACTAAAGCAAGTATAATTCATTTCTGTTGATCTTTTTTTATTAGGTATTCAACATATTGTGATTTCGTCATATCCTTATCTTTAAGATATTCAGTTAATATATCATCTATCTGTGTATTGATAGATAATGATATATTTTCTTTTTTGTTTTTTACTTTTGGTCTGCCTATTTTTCTCATAATTCTTATATAAAAATAAACTAAAAAAGTTCAGAAAAATTGAATAAAAACTCAAAAATGGCAAAATATGACTTTATTTTATTTATATATACTAATAAAAAGAAAATAAATGAAAAAGAAAATAACAAAAAGTAAAGTGGTTTTTTCCTTTGAACCTGAAATTATTCAATTTTTAAGTGAAAATTTTGAAAATAAATCAAGATATGTTGAATATCTTATTTATAAAGATATGAAAGATAATAATTTAATAAAAAATGATATAATCTTCTATGATAATTACAGATAAAAACGAATTATTGAAATTATGTGAAGGCTCTCATAAGAAAATTTTGGTTGAATGTGATGTTTGTCATAAACAGAGTTATAAACCATATCGTCAATATTTAATTTCTTGTAAAAATGGAAATTTTTATTGCTGTTCACCTACTTGTGCGCAAGTAAAAAACAGAAAGACTACTTTTGAAAAATATGGGCTTGAAAATGTTTTTCAGTCAAATGAAATTAAAGATAAAATAGTAGAAACAAATAACGAAAAATATGGAGTTGATTACCCAAGTCAATCAGAGGAAATACGAAAGAAAATAGTTCAGTCAAATATAAATAATTTTGGTGTAGATAATCCAGGCAAATGTGAAAAATTTAAAGATCAAATAAAGAAGACTTGTTTTGAAAGATATGGTGTTGATAGTTTTAATAAATCAGAAATTTGTAAAAATATTTTAATACAAAAGGGATTAAAAGTTCCAGATGAATTTAAATCGGAGTTTGAGATATATCAATATGAGGTTAGAAAATTAACCAGATCAAAAAAGAAAAAAGTTTTTGAAGAATGGAGTGGTTACGATTATTATGATAATGAATATATAAAAAATAATTATATATTTAGTCATATTAGTCCTTTGTATCCTACAATAGATCATAAAACATCAATATTTTTTGGATTTAATAATAAAATTCCAATAGAAGAAATTGCAGATATAAACAATTTGTGTGTGACAAAAAGAACTATAAACTCTTCAAAAGGTATAAAATGTGAGAATTAAAAAACAAATATTATATTCTTATATATAATGAATATAAATAAAAAATAATAAAAATTTATGAACCCAATTAGATATTCTGGTGGAAAAACAAAAGCAATAAAGTTAATTACACCATATATAAAAACAGATAAATTAGTATCACCTTTTTTTGGTGGAGGTTCTATTGAAATAGAAATGGCAAATAGAGGTGTAGAAGTTATTGGTTATGATATTTTTGATGTGTTAGTTAATTATTGGCAACATCAATTGAATTATCCAGAAAAAATATATAATATATTAAAAGATATTGAGCCTTCACCTGAAAAATATATTGAAATTAAAAGTTTGCTTAAAAAATGGGACAAAGTACAAACAGGGATTTTTTCAAAATTAAAAACAGATTATTATAATGAAGAACCAATTCATATTGATGATGATTTAGGTGCTGCATATTTCTGGTATAATTTTAATTTATCATATGGACCAATGTTTTTAGGTTGGTCTTCAAAATCTTATATGGACCCAAATAAATATAAAAGGATGATTGAACATAATAGAGACTGGAAATTACAAAAACTTTCAGTAAATTTAGGATCTTTTGATCAAACTATACCCAATCATTCTAATGATTTTTTATATTTAGACCCACCATATTATTTAGAGAGTAGAAAAACTGACACTGATAATAAAATGAATAGGGGATTATATCCTAATCCAAATTTTGATGTTCATCATAGTGGTTTTGATCATGAACTATTAAGAGATTTGTTGCATAATCATAAAGGAAAATTTGTTTTAAGTTACAATAATTGTGAAACAATTAGAGATTGGTACAAAGATTTTGATTTATATTATCCTGAATGGTACTATTCAATGGATAGTGGAGAAAAGAAAATTGGAAAAATAAGAAGTGAAAGAGGAACAAAAGTAAAAGAAAGTCATGAAATATTGATTGTTAAGAGATAAAAATTATGGTGATCAAAAGATAAAAGGTTCTTCCAGTCTGATGATCACCATAAGTTTTTTATTTTGCTTTATGCTCAGCTAAATAGATGGTCCATTTATCATCAATTGTTTTTGGCCATTTTTCGTTTCTTTCTTGATAATTCATTTCAGGATATTCGCCAATAATATATTTATAATCATCTAAACACATTTTTTCCATTTCTTTGAAAGTTGAAATATCTTTTTCTTCTGTTGAAAAAATACCGTCAATTTTCATTTTTATGGTTAATGCGATTTTCATATAAACTTCAACTTTTACATTTTCGTTTAACCAATCTTCAATTTTTTGACAAACTCCAAAGGTTCTTAAACTTGGTTTTGCGGATTTGGCAGATGCGTAACCATTTATTGTTGCCCTAATGCCACCTTTACACATAGAACCACCAATCTTAGAAATCTTAGTTGTACCATTAGGCTCGGTAAGAACTATAAAATAAACTCTGCCTGATGAATTAGAAAATACTTTGTTTTTGTCAATTTCGTATTTCCAACTCCATTTTGTTCTTAAATTCTTTTGATTGCCATCTAATAGAAATGCTGATGCAACCTTAATTGAATTTTGTTTAATCCTTTCTACAATAGAAAGAGCATCTACCATTTCCAATGTTTGGTCGGCTAATGCTGTACTTTCTTTTAAATTATCCATTTTTATTTATTTTTTATTTGTTGAAACATTTCAACAAGTACAAAGATACTAAAAATATTCCAATATAACAAATTAAAACAAAAAAATTTAGTTTTATATTTTTTATATATAGTTGAAAATATTGTCTCAACGAATGAAAATATATTCAAATGAATACATTACTGATTTTGATAAATTAAAAAATGCTATAATAGGATTTGAGTTTGAATTCTACACAGAACGTTCATACTATAAATTGTTAGAACTATTAAATAACACTTTAGCGCCAATTAAAGTACATGGTTATAGAAAGTATCACTCAAGTTTTACACCAGATGAAAATAATTTTAAGATAGAGCCTGACCTTTCAGGAGGACCTGAATTGGTTGAACTTATAACTGGACCACTTCCTTATGTAAATGCTAAAATTATATTATTAAAGATACTAAAAGTCTTAGATAAGTATGCAAGAACTGATGAGAAGTGTTCTATACACGTAAATATATCATTTAAAGATAATGGTGATGGTAAAGTACTTGATAATCTAAATCAATTGAAATTAATTTTGGAGGTTGATGAGAATGTTATTTATAATTTTTTTCCAGAGAGAAAAAATAATATTTATGCTAAATCAGTTAAAACATTGGTTCCTTTTAAGGGATTTGACTTCAGTACAAATGCAATTGATATACTACAAACAAATATACAACTACCTGATACAAAATATTATGGAATTAATTTTCAAACAGTTGGAAAAGGCAGATTAGAATGGAGATATATTGGTGGAGACAATTATCATAAGAAAAGTGCAGAAATTCTTTCTTTGATGGATTATTTTATTGCTTCTACATGGAATTGTTTAGCACAGAGATTAAACGAGGCTGATTTGAAGCAATTACAAGAGTATTTATTTTCAAATATCAATATTTTTAAGACATTTTCTAATTATGAAGATTTTATTTCTGAGTTTCCAACTATTGATGTTCAGGTTGATAAGATGAGTGAATATGGAATAATAAAAGGTTACTATGATACATTTTATAATGAAATATATGATATAGTAAGAAATACATATAATCTTAAAGATTGTATTATAAATTATGATACAGAAACGAATAGAATTGAAATGGTTAAAGCCACTTTTAAGACTATTTTTGATTTGGATATTGTTGATTTTATAGAATGTACGATGAACAGTGGTAGATATAATTCTTGTAAATTTATTAGTTCTGAGTTAGTTAATGGAACAATTCATGGTGGTGAAATTATGGATAGTACAATATTAAATTCTAAAATAGAAAATGCAAAAATAGATAGAGAGTCTGAAATTGAAGACTGCTATTTATATCAGAGTTTTATTGATGGGTCTGTTAAAGGTAATTCAGTATTAAGAATGTGTAAACTTGGACCTAATTCTGTATTAGAAGATTCAGTTAGAATTGTGACAGATACAAATAATTATTTCCATACTGCTCCTGTACAATCAACTAAGGGTGGACCAGTTGGAGATATTAAGGATCTGAAATCAATAAAAATTCCAGATACTAAGGGTAAAAAATGGTAAAATTATGAAAATACAAAGATTTACTGAAGCTGTAGGTGATGATTTTACATATAAAGGAAAAATTATAATAAATTTTGATATACTTAAATCAAAAATTGAAAGTTATTCTACAATATTCAGTGATAAAGAAGTTAAAAAACTTGGAATTGATGGAATATTACAAAAATTTATATTTGTAAGTTTAGATCCTTCATTTCTTCCTGATAATTTTAATAGTTTTAAAGAGTTTGAAAAAACTATTGATTATGATCTTTATGATAAAGATGGAAGCCTTATTGGTAAAGATGCTTTTGATACATCAAATAAATTTAATATATGATAACAAGATTTCAAGATGCAACCAAAGATAAGTTATTCTATGTGCCAACAGCAGGTGGACCAGAAGGTAAGATTCCTATGGCTGCTACTAATGCTGGTGGTGATAATAAATCGAAATCATATAAGAATGATAATAATAAAATACAATCTTTTAAAGAGTTTTTTGGAGAATATAGAAAAGGTTCAGACAAATTTGGCAAAATTGTCAGTTTGATCATGGAATTTCTGAGATTACCAGAGTTTAAGAATAAATTAGAGGAAAATGATGGTTTGAAATTTGAATTAGCTGATTTTGAAAAGAGATCAAATATAAAAATAGATAAAATAAAACAATTGCTAAATACAGACCATAACTTATATAGTTTTGATATAGTTATAGATGACAAATATATCACATTTTCCAATATAAAAAAGACATACAAGGACAGATACGTATCTGGTCGTAAAGAAAGGTAACTTTTTGTATATTTTTAATATAATATAAAGGAAAATTAAAATAAGTTATGAAGAAAAATTGGTTTTTTATACTAGTGCTTTCACTTGCAGCACTATCTCTTGCTGGTACAGCAGCTTACTTTTCAATATTTGGGTTATCAAAACTTTTTTATGCTGCTGGATTAGGTATTACTATTCTTGCTGCTTCATTAGAGTTTGCTAAACTTGTCACAGTATCATATGTTTATAGATTTTGGAAATCAATCAAGAAGGGTTTACGTGGTTTTTACATATTTGCTGTAGTGTTTATTATGTTATTAACATCCATTGGTATTTATGGATTTTTAACTGGTGCATACCAACAATCTGCTAATAAATTAGAGATGAGAGATTCACAAATAAAAATAGCAGAAAATAAAAAAACATTATTCATTGCACAATTAGATAGAGTAAATAAGTCTATTGAAAGTTCAAATGAGAGAATAAATACATTATCTGGATTAAGAACACAACAAGAGAAGAGATTAGACAACCTTTATGAACAAAAGTATATAACTGTTGCTAAGAGGGCAGAAACTCAAATAACAGGCTCCGATGATCAAATAAAGCTATTAAATCAAGATATAACAGATAAAATGAAGCAAACAACTTCAATTAATGATTCAATTTCATTTTATGATCAAAAAATACTTGATTTGAAGTCCTCTGATGTATCAAATGAAATTGGACCGTATAAATTTGTAGCTGATTTGACTGGTGCATCAATGAATAAAGTTGTAAATATTGTTGCATTACTTATCGTATTGGTTTTTGATCCACTAGCAATTGCATTATTGATTGGTGTTAATCAATTAACTATGACAATAATTGCAGAAGTAAAAAAAGAAGATGAAGAAAATGAGCCTGATGTTGAGCATGATATTGAACCTATTGCTGAGCCTATTGTTGAGCATGCTAATGAAGATAAAAATAAACCAGAGTACAATGATGTATCAGATATCTCAAGTGATAATATCGACAATAGTTATGATATATGTGAGAATACGATTCCTGTTGAATCAAAGTTGGATTCCTTAGAATTTAGTGATCCTGACTCATTACAAATTGGAATGATTGTGGATCATCAAAGATTTGGTAGAGGTGAAATTGTTGATATGCAAAAATCTCTATCTGGAAATAGCGCAACTGTACTTTTTGAATCTTTTGGTGAAAAACAACTTTTTCTTAAGTATGCAAAATTGAAAGTAGTTGAGGTTGATATGTTTAATTGGAATAATCTTGAAGTAGAACCTAAAGAAGTAGTTAAATTTAATCCAATTGTATATACAGAACCAAAAGTAGAAAAAGATGATGAAATTGTTCAAATCACACATCATAAAGGACACAACGCAACACATCACACAACTGTTAATACTGCGTTAAGATCGGAAAATGGTACATTTTTACATTGATTATCTATCCATTATAAACCAAGCAGATTGAGATTCACCTCTTACTCTTTCGATAACTTCTGTCATCTTTTCTTTACCTTGTGCAATTATGTCTGCTGAATTATATTGAAAGTTTCCTGGCATATTGAATGTAAGTCTTCCAAGTGCCATTCCCATTCTCATTTGAGCTAAACCAATAAGGTATTGTTTGAAATAAACATGATCAAATAATTCTTCTTCTTCAATTTTAACATATACTTCTAACATAAGGTCTGTATGAACTGGTGCTAAGAATTGTAATCTTTTATTTAATGGATTATAATTAAATCTGGTGGTATTTGCTGTCATTTTATTTAATTGATCAGCAAAATTGCTAATAACTGATCTATAAACACCTAATTCACCTGCTGTGGATACAAATGATGTTAAAAATGGCTGATTAGTTACTCCCATGTTTATTGATAAGTTTGGTGCTTGAATACCTAATCTAAAAAGTGTTGGATTATCTATTCTGACTATTCTAACTATATCTTCAATTTCTTGTGGTAAAATTAAATACTGGCTTCTGTGGTATTGTTCTGTTACTAAAAAACTTTTTTCTAAATAATAGAATGTTTTTATTTTTGAAAATTGGTAATTTTTATAGAACCAATCTAATGCTTCTTCTCTAATAAGACGATATATTTCTAAGTCTGGTAATATTTTATCAAAAAGTCCAGTCATTGTTAAATCTGCTTGAACTATATCTACTAATTGATCAATTGTCATTGACATAATTTTATAATTATTTTTATTTTATATATTAAATTTTTCACTATGAAACATAGGTTCTATGATGTTAATTAGTTCTTCAAGATTATCAGATTGCCTAACTAGATGTTTTTTTAAAAATTTATTACTTATTTTAATAGTATCACTATTTAATTTTCTAAATCCTTCTTTATCAATTTTATATAATCTGGATAAATTATACCTATATCTAACATCATTTAAAAATTCAATAACTTCACATATGATTAAAAACATATTTCCCTTTTCATCTATTATTTTTAATAATAGGTATTTTTTTAATTCACTATTATTTTCAAATGTTTTTAAGTATTTCATACATTAAATTTTCTTGTTGTTAATAAAGTATCAATATCTAATAGTTTTGTAGAAGATTCTAATAAAATGACATTATGATATTTGGTTATTCTTCTTGAACCTGTTAACTTATGAAATAAAACAGATGCGCCAAATTTCATATCCGCAGTTTCTTCTAAATATTCTTCATACCAATTAATACAAGATTCTAAATCATTATCACCATCAAATAATCTTACATATTTTGGTTTTATATCCTTTTCTAGCATTTCTCCAAAGAGAGTATAATTTTTTTCTGGATGAAAGTTAATATTTCTATATTGATTTAATTCTTCTTCTGATTTATAATCAGATAGGTTTAATTCTTTGACTTTTTTAATTTTCATATATTGGATTTTTTTTTGTCATTACTAAATTTAAATCATCAAGTAGTTTACTTGTTTTTGTTTCTTCAACTAATAATAATTTACAACCATCATCTGGCCAATTCGGAAATTGTTGTATATGTCTTTTAACTCTATCTATACAGTCTTTTGCTGTATCTTCAATCATTATTTCTCTAAATTGAGGAAAGCCATCTTTTAATTCTTCTTCATATACGTAGAAAAGAGTTTTTGATTTGTTGAATTTATCATTACGGAACCATTCTAATTGAGGTTCAGATAAGTTTAATTCGTTGACTTTTTTAATTTTCATATTACTATATATTAAAAAAAGTATTTTAAAAATTTATATATAACCTTGATGAAAATTTTAACACTTAAAGAATTCTCTATTAATGAGAACATATCGCTTATTGACCATGATGGTATTCTACTAATTGTGGATGTTCAATCAAATTTTAAAAAATATTTCCCAACAGATCCAAATAGCTATGTTAAAAAATTAGATAAATATTGTGAAGAATTTCCAGAAGATGGAGATTTAAAAGGTGTTTATCAAATTTGGGATTCTAATCAAGGCTCTAAACCAACTTATAAATTTAAAAATCAGAGAGATTTAATAGAAAAAAAGTATGGAGTAAAGAAATTCTATTCTAAATATAAAGGCGGATTTAATGAATGGATATATTATATTTTTGATGATAAAACTATGGAACAATTCTCTGCTCATAATAACAAATTTAAAGAAGGTGATGCTTTTAAAATTAAAGATAAAAATGAATTCCTAATTTATATAGGCAACAATCATAAGTGGTTTTATGTTAATGAGGAATTGGTTGATCTATTTAAAAAATTTAGAGGAAAAAAGATTATTATTTGTGGTGGCGCCGACCAAGAATGTATTTTAGACATTTACACTGCATTGAAGTCTTTTAATGTAACACCAGTATATAATCATCAGTATATGTATAGTGCGGAAACAGGTAATTATTTAAAAAAGAAATTATCTAAGAAAAGTTAAATTTGTTTTTATATATTTTTTAGAATTTATACATCTTTTTGTAAAACAAAGATTTTCTATTTTTGCTATTTCTTCTGCTTCTATATTATTTTTAAAACCTTCAAATATTGATATTTTGTGATCTATTGTTGGATAATTTCCGTGACTACCAGGCAAATTAAAATTATCTTTGATATATTCATTATCATAATAATCAGAACCATTCCAAAAATTTAATAATTCTGTTTTGTTTTTCTTAGTTAATCTATAAACTTTATTTTTATATAATTCAAATTCATCTGTTGTAATATTAAATCCATTTTTTATAAAATATTCTTTTTTTATTTCTTTCATTTTATCTGACATCATTGGATTAGATGTTCCATAATTCATTATACTTGTTTTTTCAGATTTTTCATAAAAATCTTTAGATAGTACATAATATTCCACACCATGTCTTTCTAACATAGTAATTTTTCTTTTTTCTTTAAATTCTTTAAATTGCGATGGATTTTCACAATCATATTTTTCTAAACAAGTTTCTTTTACTTTTTCTAAATTGGAAAAATGCTCAACCCCATATTTTATCATACTTGTTTTATTCGCTTTTAACCTGCTACATTTTTCACAACAGCAATAATATCCTTGTCTATTAAAATTTTTTAAGTAAAATCTATATATTAAATCTTTTTCATGTCCGCAGACATCACATTTTACTTTTACAATAGAGTGACTACCATTATTTAAGTGTTCAATTGGAATTATTAATTTATTTCCTCTCTTTAAGTTATTATAACCTAAAGATGAAAAATGCTTCATATTTGCTGAATTGAGTGTTATTTCAACTTTTTCTGTCAGTATCATTTAATTTTCTTTAATTATTTGGCTTGATGGACGAGTAGGTTTTAAATTAGAGTTGGTATTTTTCATATATTCATCAATAATAATTTCTGTTAGTTTATTAATTTGATAGCCTTTTTCTTTACAATATTTTTTGAAATTTTCGTGAATTTTAGGATCTATGTGTAGTGTTTTCATATTTTCTTTTTATTGTATATATAAATTAAATAAAGTCATAAATAGTCATTTTTGATATTATTTGATATTTTTTTGATATTTTTTTGATTTATTTTTTAATATATAATACAAGTCAACAAAGTGTGACTAAAAAATTAGATTCGTAAATTAATATATAATAAAAATAAAAATACTATATGATAAGTTCTATTTTCCTTTTTGATGTTTTACAATTATTCCAAGACTATGGAATTATTGGAACAATATTAATTTTAGCTATTCTTGTGTCATATATGGTAATTAAGAATTTAACTAAGACAAATACTGCACAACAAGAAAAAATAAATGAATTATATTCTAAATTAGATGGATTTATAAATAAATTTTCAAGTGAGGAAAAACATGAATTAGTTGGAAAATTTGATAATTATGCCGTAAATGCCAACAAAATACAAATACAATTGTATCATTTGTTACAGAATTATGGTGCAGAAAGAGTATCAATTTATGAATTTCATAATGGTGGTAAAAATTTAGCAGGTATTGAATTTAAAAAATGTTCTAATACCTATGAAGCAGTATCATTAGAAACTAAACCAGTGATAAAAGAAATGCAAAACTTACCATTAAGTGTTAATCCTTTATGGAGTAGGACTTTAGTTACAAGATGTGATATTATAATTCCTTCAGTTGAAAAATTAGAGGATACATTTTTAAAAGGCTATTTAGAAACTCAATCAATAAAGACTTATTATTCCTCTATACTACAAGATTATGATAATACACCAATTGGCTTTATAACTTTAGAGTATTATCATAAGTCAAAAGAACTTACAGTTGAGCAATTAGAAGAATTTAATGAAATTGCTATAAAAATATCAGTGTTAATAAATATTAAATAATGCCAATACATGTATTTATAGACTTGTTTATTTCCCTTATAATATTAGGCTTAGTATTTATTGTTTATCTAAAACAAAAAGAGTATAAGAAAGGTTCTGATACATTAATCAAGGTTTTGTCTGAAAATATAAACTTTTTTACTCAATTATATAAAAAACAAGAAGTTGTAAACTTAAAAAAATCAATTGATTTATATTCTCAGTTTCAAATAATATTGAAAATATCTAAATGTGAGTTTGTTAGTTTTTTTAAATATGATTATTCTAATAGATACATATTGCTACATTTTATATTATCAATAAATAGTAATGGTAAAATAATTCAAACAAGTTTATTAGATAATGTTCCAATTACAGCTAATTTAGATATCTTAAATATATTAAAGTCAGATGATAATGACCTATATCTTCTATCACCTAATGAAATTGAAGGTAAAAACGATAGTTTATATAAGAATCTAAAAGAGAGAGAAATAAATACAATTTATTATCAAAATATATTTAGGGATAAAGAAAACCCACTAGGCTTTATTTCATTATCATATAAGGATGAAAGTTATGATTTACCTCAAGAAGATAAGATTGAAATTTTAAGAATTATAGAGAAAATGAAATCCCTTATTTAAGCCACAACTGCCAACATACACATAATAGGAATCAAACTTACATCTTTAGTAATAAGATATGTAATAGCGATTGCAACATACATAATAATACAAGTAATTCTTAACATTTTTTTCATAATTGTTGTTTTTAATTGTGATGCAAAGATAGTAATATTTTTTTAAACTACCAAATATTAATCATATATAAATAATATATGATAATAAAATCCATTTCACTTAAGAATTTCAAATCATTTGGAAATAATAAGCAAACAGTAACTTTTAATACAACTACTGGCTGTTTAATATTATTAACTGGCAAAAATGGAAATGGTAAATCTTCTTTTCAACAATCTATAGACTTTTCTTCATTTGGTATTGTTAGAGGTAAAAATGGTAAAAGAGTACCACAGTCGATTCTACCCAATAGAATTAATAAAAATCTTGAAACTGAAATAGAATTTATTAATAATTCATCAGACACAATTAGAATTCAGAGAAATTTAGAGCCAACAAGTCTTAAAGTTTTTATTAACGATACAGACAAGACAAGAGAAATTAAAAATTATAAAAAGGAAGAAAAAGATGGTATAATTGGATTTGATTTTGAGACATATAAGAGTTTTATTTCTATGTCAGTATCAGATTTTGCAAATTTTATTGATCTTACACCAGAAGAAAAAAGAAATATCATCAATAAATTATTTAATTTACAAGATTTAGATAACTATCTTTCATTAAGTAATGGATTAATAAAACAACACATTGAAGAAAAACAGAAATATGAAATAATTATTGAAACTAATAATCAAACAATAAATACTCTTAATCAGAATATAATAATTATTAAAAGAACTGGCGCAATAGATACTAAAAAAGAATTAGAAAAATTAGAAACAGAAAAAGAATCAAAAAGAGAACCATATGTAAAATGTAAAAAAGATATTACTGAATTTGATACAAAATTAGTAAATATGGAGAATCAACGTCAAGATATGGAGAATAGAAGAAATAATCTTCTTAATGATATTCTTGAAATAAAAGTTGAACTTAGAAGTATTGAAGATAAATTAAAAGTCTATGAATCAGGAATTTGTCCAGTGTGTAGTTCAGATTTAACTGATGAAACTCATCTACATGATTTGAGTGATATTAATTCGAAATATTTAGAATATGGAGAAAAAGTTAAAAATATGGAGAATTCAAAAAATGATTTAACATTAAAATTAACACAAATTTCAAATCAAAAAAATTCTATATCAAATCAAAAATATGACGCTAATGTTAAACTCAACAAGGTAGTTTCAGAGTTGAAATCTATAACTAAAAAGATGTCAGAATTAAAAGAAGTTAAGACTGAAGTATCTGTTGATGAACTTACTAAGAATATTGATGATCTTAGACAAAAAAATATTGAGAATTCTAATAAAATTTCTGAGTTAGAATCTAAAATTAACATTTATGAGGAATTAAAAGATGTATTTTCTAATAAAGGTGTTAGAAAGAGTATTATTAAGAATATTGTTAAGCCAATTAATGTTTATTTGAAGGATATATTAGATGAATTGAAATCTCCTTATAATATTAAGATAAATGAAGAATTTAATGTTAATATCTATGAAAGATTGACAAACGAAATTCATCCTGAAAGTTTGTCTATGGGTGAGTCTAAGAAAATAAATATTGCTATTGCTCTTTCTTATTTGAAATTGATTTTGAAGTTTAGAAAATTGAATATTTTGTTTTTGGATGAGGTGTTTTCAAGCATGGAGCCTGAGAATGTTGAATATGCATTAAAAGTTCTTAAAAATTTCACAAAAGAGTTTAATTTGAATATTATTATTTTAGATCCAAAGGTATATTTTACTGACACCTCAAGTTTTGGGTTTAGTTACTTTGATAGAATCATAAAGATTGATAAAAAAATGACGTTTTCTGTAATAGAAGAATCATAAAAATTTATTGTAAATTTTTATATATACAATAAAAAAATACAATAAATGGATTCTAATAATTCTAATACAAAATATAATAATTGGTTTTTTTATGCATTAGCAATTTCAATAGTTATTGGATTTTTTGTGGTATTGTCTTTATTGATAATGACTAAAGGCGCAGAATCCACTGTTAATATTGTAATTGGAGCATTAGTTGGAGCATTTTTAACAGTTGTTGGATATTTCTTTGGTACTAATAAATCAAGTGAAGCTAAAACTGAAATGATTTATAATTCAACACCGATAAGAAGTGCAAATCCAAACTTACCAAATCCTAATCTACCTAATCCTAATCTACCTGATCCAAATTTGCCAAATCCTAATCTGCCTGATCCAAATTTACCAGATCCTAATCTACCAAATCCTAATCTACCAAATCCTAATCTTCCAGATCCAAATTTATTTAATCTCTCAACAACAACAACAACATTAATAATAATTGATATTGATAATATTCAACCAACAAATTTAGGTGAGAATTAAGCTTGTTTTTTAACCCATTTTAGAAAATTTCTAACTTTTTTAGAAGTTAGAAGTTTTTTCATATCATTATAATATTTACCCAGTTCTTTTTCTGTATGAAAGTGGTGAATAGCATAGTGACAATCATCACACAAATCTACACCATGACTTTTCATATATTCTTTTTTGTACATTTTTACAAAAAGTTTATTTTTATGAAGAGTTTTTGGTATATAGTGGTGAAAAGTTAATTCTTTTTCCCTTCCACAAAGTCCGCATTTAGCTATCATTGTCTTCTGATAATAATTTTAATTGTTTTAATTTTTTTCTTCTTTTGAATATAACATCATCATAATCTACTAATTCGTCTGGTTTGGTTGCGATATATTCAAGTATTTCTTGTGTAATAATGATTTTGTCTCTATCATCTATCTGATTAGGAAATGGATATGGATAATCATTATCACTTGGCATAATATTTATATAGAAATCATTACGGTCTAATTTTTTAACTAGTTTCAAATCAATCTTGTAAGATGTGAAAATACATTTACAATTATTATGCTCTAATATGTATAATATTAAGTTATTAAAAAGAGAAAAATCTTTGATAAGATAATTATCAAAGATAATTAATGATGGATTTAAATGTCTAAGATAATAATCATATTCTTTTATAGAACAAAATGTTAGATAATTATTATTAAATAATGTTATTTCACCAGGCTTAGATTTTCTTACTGACTTAGGTATATCTTTTAAAACTTTATCTTGATATATTTTTATATGATTTTTTTGATCACAAAAAAATAAAATATCTGAACTTTTTGTAATTGCAGCAAAATCTTGAATTATGTGAGACAGCAAATAGCTTTTACCTGTTTGGCGACCCCAAAAGATAAAAGCTTTACCATATTTTACTATGTTATTAAATGCTTGTTGTTGATTTCTCTTTAATATCATTTATTTTATTTTATACAAATATAATTATAATGTTTTATAAAAAAAACTTGATTTTTTTAAATACTAAATCTGTAAAATAAATCAAAAATATAACAATTAGGACCTATTCCAATTTATATATAGAATAAAAAGAAATTTATGAAAAAAGGAATAATATATGGATTAAGATGTCCATTATCAGGGGAAATCAGATATGTTGGTCAAACAATTAAAAAAATAAATCGTAGATTGTCTGAGCATAGATGTGATAAACGGTTTAACACACATAAAGTTAATTGGATAAATAAATTAGATAAATTAAATATTTTGGATAATTTAACAATAGAGTTATTGGAAGAGTGTGAAGAAGTCTTTCTTAATGAAAAAGAACAATATTGGATAGAAAAACTTAAACAAAATGGCTGCAAATTAGTTAATTTGACAAATGGAGGTGATGGTGTTGGTTCAGGAAAAATTTGTAGTGAGGAAACAAAAAAGAAAATATCAGAATCTAATAAAGGCAAAAAATTATCAGAGAAATCTAAAAAAAGAATATCAGAAAAACATAAAGGTATGATATTATCTGATGATCATAAAAAGTCAATATCAATAGGATTAAAAAATGCATATTTACATATAGAAAAACCTAAAATTACAGAAAAACAAAGATTAAAAATAAGTAATGGATTAAAAAAATATTTTTTAGAAAATCCTAAACCAAAAAAGGAAAAAATAAAAAAGGAAAGAGAAGTTAGAACTTATACAGTAGAAGAAAAATTAGAAAAAAGTAAAAAAGTATCTGGAATAAATAACCCATTTTTTGGTAAAAAACATACTGAAGAAACAAAAAAGATAATTGGCGAAAAAAATAGAATTCATATGATTGGTGAAAAAAACCAATTTTATGGGAAAAAGCATACTAATGACACAAAAGAAAAAATTGCTAATAAATTAAAAGGAAATCCAAAAAAATTATATTATATTTATGATGAAGATTCATTTATAATGTGTGATACATCTATAAATTTGTTACCATTTTTTAAATCAAATAGAACAGATAATATATCAAGATTTTGTGATAAAAATAAAAAATATAAAGGTTATTACATAAAATCAAATATTAAACCCTTGTAAATTTTTTATCTTTTATAGATTTTGTTGTTATACCATAACACTCTGGACCAAAGCCATTTACGAGACTGGATGGAGTTGTGAGGGCTCGGCCACAACGACCGCAGATGCCTCTGTGATAGATTGCGATTTCTTCATGTAATTTATTTTCCAATAAAAGTTTGAAGAAAAATGTGAAGGCTTTGTAAGATAAGGCATCTTCACCAATTTTAGAATTTTTGGTTAAAGTAAAAGTTAATTTACCACCATTGTCAAAAATTGTACCCATATAAGTATATGCACTTTCATTGTCCATTCCTGTAAGAACTGAAACAAAGAAAGGTGAAGTTAAATCATCCTTTTTTGCTCTTTTGATTTTGTAGGTAAACCAACGGCTTGTACGTTTGCTTTCTAATGTCATAATGGCTTTACCGCCAACGATGAACTTTTTGATGTCTTCTACATTTTCAAATTTGTAAACACTTTCTTTATTCAGTTCCATATCTATTATTATTAGACTACAAAGATACGGATAATTATTTAATTAAACAAAAAATCCTTGATTTATTTCAAGGATTTTTTTTTAGTTATTTAATTTCTCGAATCTCCATTTGAAAAAATAATAATCATTGTTTTCAACGTGATATGTTTCTCCTTGAACTTTTATAATAACATATGGTTTATTGTCTGCTGACATATTATATCCAAGAACTTCGAGAACTTGATCTGATTTCATTTCGTAAAGTTTACCCATATTATCTTTTACTGTATTTTCTGGTTTTAAGTTTTTATAAAAACCTTTACTTGGAATAAACCATTTTTCTAATTTTTTGTAGAAGAAATTACCTAATTTAAGTCTGTATTCTGGATTGAATCTATATTGATATTCTGGTTCAAAAAATAATTCTGATTCAAATTTTGGTCTAGCCATTGCATTAAAATTTTTAAATGCTCCAAAATATTCTTTTTCGTCGTATTCAAAAGATAAAAATACATCTAATTTTAAGTTATTATTTTCAAACATTCTTAAAATTTTAATATTTTTGAATAAGTTTATGTCTTCTAAGAACGGATTTGGATCTCTATAAATTAAATCACTTTGAGTACGAATACCTTTCATTATTGAATTTAAGTTAGCAACTAAGCCAGATTGTCTTGCATAAAAGTCACAATATGGGCTATCTTGGTATCCATTATAAGACATACGCGGATCTTGAGCGAAAGCGTACTGTCCACCACCACCAGAAGTGCCAAGTGGCTCAATACCAAATTGATACTGTAAAAATTCTGAGCCCTCGAAGATTTTTATTTCGTTTAAAAATGAATATCTACTAAATTTTAATACTTTCATTTGAATATATCATTTAATTTTTCTTCAATAATATTAATTTCCTTATAATTAATTCTATGTAATATTATATTGTTTTGTTTGCAGTATATATTCTTTATTTCATCTCGTTTTTTAATAGTAATTAAATCTGTCCACATTTTATGTTGTATAAAATGTTGCTTACCATCAAATTCTATACACATATTATATTCAGGTAAATAAAAATCAAATGGTAATGGTAATATATTTCTACAATCAGTAAATCTTTTTTCTCTTTTAAATTTAATATTTTTATTTTTTAATATTTTTGAAATTTCTTTTTCTCCTTTTGACTCATTACAAATTGGACATCCAATACCTCTTAAATGGTATGAAGCCGATTGCTCAAAAGTTCCATGTTTCTTACATATGATTTTCATTTTTTTAGTAACATTTTCATATTCTATTAATGAATAATTATATTTATTGCCATGAATTTCTTTTGATTTTTCTATAAAGTCATCATTTGAATCACATTTATTTTTTGCAAAACATTTATTACAACCTTTACCATTTAAATGAGAATTTGGTATTTGTTCAAATATTCCATGAACAGGACAAATTATTTTAATTTTTTTATGTGATCCTTTATATTCAACTAATGAATAATCATATTTGTCGCCGTGAATATTTCTTGATTTTTTTACAAAATCATTCACATTACTTAAGAATTTATCTGTTACACATTTGATACATTTGTGTCTTAGATGAGAATTTGGTGTTTGTTCAATTACTCCATGTTCTGGACAAATTATTTTAATTTTTGTTTCGTTATTTTTATATTCAACTAACGAATAATCATATTTATCACCATGAATATCTCTTGCCTTTTTTATAAATTCTTCGATTGTTGTTTTTCTCATATATGTATATATAAAATCTTGAAAGTTAAAAATAATCTTTCAGTTTTCTAATTTATATTTTTTATATATACCTCAGGGAATTAAGAATTTTTATATATAAAACAAAAAAAGCAAACATGGCAGAAGAATTAGATAACTCACAAGAAATTAAGAAAAAACCTATTTCAAAAAAGAGAGAATCAACTGAACAATATCAATATGTTCCTGGTGAAA